GCTTGACAAGTTACAAGAGATTCAACAAAAAAATGCTGCGTTGATTCAAGAACTAGGTCAAATCAAATTAGGAGAAATCAATCTTCAAAAACGTGAAGAGAATGCTGAAGAGTATTTATCTAACTTACGTAAAGAAGAAGGAGATCTAGCTAAAGAACTTGAAGATAAGTATGGTCAAGGGTCAATCGATCTAGAAAAAGGAGAATTTATTCCTGCACCAGCTCAACAAGCTCAACCAGCACCGCAGACTGAAACTAAGACAGTTCAGTAATTATTTTTAATTGCAAAGTTAAGAAGGAGGGTTTTACGCCCTCCTTTCCTATTTATTAATAGTAGAGTAGACTACCCAATCTTTTTTAGACTATTAGTCGATATTTATAATAAACTTAATAAATAAAACCTAACATGGCAGAAACAATCATCTCCCCAGGTGTATTTACAAGAGAGAACGATATATCATTAGTTCAACCTGCACCTGTAGAAGCCGGTGCAGCGATCATCGGACCAACTGCAAAAGGTCCTGTTGAAGAACCAATAGTTGTTACTTCTTATAATGACTACATTCGTAGATTTGGAACAACATTCGAATCAGGTTCATCAAAATATGAATACTTCACTTCTCTTGCAGTAAAAAACTATTTTCAACAAGGAGGAAATTCTTGTTTAGTAACACGTGTAGTATCAGGATCTTTCACATCCGGAACATCAACACACATTTCATCTTCACTTGTAGCATCTGATAGTTCATCTATTCAACCATTTGTATTAAAAACAATTGGTAAAGGTGATATCTTCAACAACAGTACAGGTACAACAGATGCAGGTGTTCAGTTTAGTGATGGTTCGTTGAAGTCAGGTTCATTAGATAACATTCGTTGGGAAGTAGCAAACGTTGATAGTAACAAAGGAACATTTACCTTATTAGTACGTAGAGGAGATGATAGCACAAGTGCTAAAGTAGTCCTTGAAACATTTAATAACGTATCTCTAGATCCTAACTCAGGTAACTACATCGAATCAGTAATTGGTAACCAATATAAGAGTGTTTCAACAGATGGATCTAAATCTTATGTAAAAACATTTGGTGAATATACAAACAAATCAAACTACATTTACGTATCGGCAGTAAACAATCAGACATTAAATTACTTAGGTACTGACGGTTCTACTATCGGAACAGATGTAAATGGAGTAACATATGCGAATTCATTACCAATCGCTAGTTCAGGATCATTCCACGGAGCTGTAGGAGCAAATGATAAAGCAGGAATGAAATTCTTCCAGAACATATCATCAGGAGATTCACAAGGTCTACTTGGATCAAATTATACTGATGCTATTTCAATCTTAGAAAACCAAGATGAGTACCAATTCAATATTATTTCAGTACCTGGATTAATTTACGAATTCGGTAACCATTCATCAGCTATCGATAGTGTTATTTCACTTGCTGAAACAAGAGGAGATTGTATTGCAGTAGTAGATCTTAGAGGATACGGTTCAACAGTATCTAATGCAGTATCGACTGCCAATTCAGTAAACAGTTCATATGCTGCTTCTTACTGGCCTTGGGTACAAGTACAATCAGCTGCAGGTAGAATTGTATGGGCACCAGCTTCAGTAGCTATTCCTGGAGTATATGCATTTAACGATAACAGTTCAGCACCATGGTTTGCACCAGCAGGACTTGTTAGAGGTGGAATTGCAGGAATCATCCAAGCAGAACAAAAACTTTCTAGAACACAACGTGATTCATTATATAACGGAAAGATTAACCCAATTGCTACTTTCCCTGGACAAGGTATTGCAGTATTTGGTCAGAAAACTTTACAAACTAAAGCAACAGCGTTAGATAGAGTAAACGTAAGACGTCTATTAATCGAACTTAAGAAATTCTTAGGAAATCAAGCACGTAATTTAGTATTCGAACAAAATACAGTTGCAACAAGAAATCGTTTCTTAGCGACAGTAAATCCATACTTAGAGTCAGTAGTACAACGTCAAGGACTATATGCATTCAGAGTTGTAATGGACGATTCTAATAACACTGCTGATGTAGTAGACAGAAATCAATTAGTAGGTCAGATCTATATTCAACCAGCTAAAACTGCTGAATTTATCGTATTAGACTTTACAGTTGAACCTACAGGAGCAACTTTTAACGCATAATTTAAGAATAAGATATTTATAATAAAGTAACATAACATGGCAGTATTAGATCCAAACGAAATAATGTTTAAGGCCTTTGAGCCTAAAGTACAGAACAGATTTGTAATGTACATCGATGGTATTCCATCATTCATGGTAAAGAACGTATCTGCCCCATCTTTTTCAGACGATGAGATTGTATTAGATCATATAAACTCATATAGAAAACTACGTGGAAAAAGAACATGGGAAGATATGGACCTTACATTATATGACCCAATCACACCATCAGGTGCTCAAGCAGTAATGGAATGGGCACGTCTATCTTATGAGTCGGTAACTGGTAGAGCTGGTTATTCAGATTTCTATAAGAAAGATTTAACTCTTAATATTTTAGGACCTGTCGGTGATATCGTAGGGGAATGGGTTATCAAAGGAGCATTTATTAAATCTGCAGACTTTGGTGATTATGATTGGTCTAGTGCTGACTCAGTTGAACTGTCTATGACAGTTGCCATGGACTACTGTGTCTTAAATTACTAATACATCC